GTGCGTTCTAGCACGAACGTGCGCCGAAAAGGCCGCAGGAAAGTACACTCCGAGCTCACACCGAGCCCTCCTGTCCCACTCGAGAACAGTTCGTATTCTCGTATGAGTGGACAAGACCTTCCACAGGCAGCCAGCCTGTGGGCTTGGAAGTGTTTGCTTTCCCGGTTTGATATCTTGTGCTCTAACTCTCTTGAACTTCTCTCCAGCCGCGAGATAGCCGACATTGGTGCACATGCTAACATAAGCATCAACGTCACGGTTGGGGATGAATCCGTCACCAGGCTGAGGGTCGGCCACAACACGGCCCGACACCACCTCGCCCAACTGATCACGGATCCGCCTGAATTCCTTACGGTTTTGTGGAATTGCAGGCACCAAGAGAGGTCGAGTATACTTCGTTGGGTCATGAGGCCCGTTGTGCCCAGCATTCTCACACAGATAGAGTTCCCCGACCTGCAACCGAGTGAACCTCGGTACCTTAAGTCTTCCCTTGCAAGGATGACCCAAGCCACCAAGGACCGCAGGCAACTCGGGAACTCTACCCTTCTTCGTTGCAACCAAACGCTGCTTGCGGTATATTGTACGTGCGCAGCGTGCAAGTCGGTTGAACGAGGAGGAGTCCACAGAATGCTGACTCATGACCCCATTACCGCCCCTAACGAACTCCTTGAGGGATGGAGGTCTAAACGACAAGAGTCCTACGCCGCCAGGTCCAGACAGCGCGTAGGCTTCGCAGAACACGAAGCCCACCTTAGACCGGTAAGACTTACCCTCATGGAGTTCGCTTCCTACGTCACGGGCCCTCTGTGCGTAGGAAGGCACGTTATCACGGTGAGTGACCGCGGCAAGATCATCTCCGCAGATGATTCTCGGCGGACCAAGACGGTCACTCATAAAATGGTTGAGGAGACTCAAGATCAGGAACGAACAAGGAGTTCCCATAAGGGAACCTCTGATCTTGGGAACTTCCACTGTCTCATCAACCACCGTGTAACGTGCTCGGCAGCTACGTCGCACACTCTCCGACATGTCGGACAGACGGTAGCGGACATAATGCGGCTGTTGACCGACACCCAGGGACTCCCTGAGGTCATGGTAAAGAAAGTCGGGAAGTCCTGCCTTTCTAAGACCATCACAAACAGCCACAATCGCATCATGCCCAAACCCATCTGTCGCACAGGTAAGGTCAGCCGAAAGGAAGACCTTACTAGCATGTCGGTAAGAGCCCAGGCGGGCAAGTATAGCATCTTCCGTATGCGGAGCATATGGAAGGATCTGAGCTATATTGTCCTGGACAACTCTCCAGACGACCTGTCTTACAAGGTCGCCACGAGCGAACAACGCTGCCGGCGGGATAGTAATGATCCGTGCCTTCAACCCCAACTCAGCAATAACAGACGCGTGATGTACCACCCTTTCTCCCACAGACTGCCTCAAGAGCAGACTGGTGGCCGAAGCCATATTCCTCTCGGCAGAGGAAATTGTAGGATAGAGGTGATACTTCGCGCGGCTGATCTTGCGGTTGAGTGCGTTCTCGAAGGCTCGGGCAAGTCGGGATGGCTCGTCTCCTATGTTTGTCGGACGTCCGGCACGCGCGCCACCGTGCGCCTTCAGCCAAGCAGGTCTGGCAAGACCTGCAACATAGGAG